AATTTGGACAATGTTTCGAATAAGGAACTTGTATATCCATAAAGAGATTACACAAAGTATCTTCTAATTTCGGGCTCATGACAGGAGGTTTGATACCTAGCTTGTCCTTAATAAATGGAATATGCTCATAGTATTTGTTATATCCTAGTTTTTTTAAGATTTCCTTCATCTTTTTATTGCTCAAGTCTTCTCGAGTAAGTCGCTCCTTCTTCACTTGCCTCTGTATGGTTTCGATGGTTTCATCTGGAATGTCGGTAGACTCCTTTGCCTGAAATTGAGACAAAATTTCTCGAAAATGATTGATACGCTTGTATGCATAAAAGGAAACTTCTTTAGGAGGTTCTTTATAAGACGGTTTATCATTTTCCACCAAGAATTTCTGTGTAGAATAACACTTGTTACAAATCATAATCCCCTCTTGTGTCACTTTGATAAGTTCTCCCTTGTTGCATGTCTCACATACGGTTTTATTATAGAGATACTGATTTAGATCACTTTCTAGAAAGTTATTTTTTTCCAGATAGGTTTGAATGGAATGCACTACGTCCGCCTGCTTGATGGAATGGTCTTCTTTTAGGTTAAAAAAATGGTTCATATTTTTTTTTGGATTGATGTTTTTATCAATCTCCTGCTTGGACTCAAAATAAGTAAATAAATCTTTCGAGTTCTCTAAAAAATAATTTGTCTTCTGTTGTCTCATGTGCCTTATTTGACCTTTTATTTTTTCAGCACTTTTCCTATTTTCTTCGGTACACGTCTCTTCCAATTCCTTCATCTTGGTGGTTAATTTAGGAATAACCTCGTTCTCCATGGTTCCAAAAATGCGTATCTGTTTTAAATATAACGCATCTATTGTATCATCCTTTTTATTATTCATAATTGAATATACTATACCGGTAAATCTTTATATAAAAGATAATTTAGTAATTTTTTTTTCTTTTGCTAGTTTATAACATGGGTGGTGGATTAATGCAACTGGTAGCCTACGGCGCACAAGATGTTTATTTGACTGGTAATCCTCAGATTACCTACTGGAAGGTGACTTACCGCCGCCACACCAACTTTGCTATGGAGTCGATTGAGCAGACCTTCAACGGCCAGAGTGATTTCGGTCGTCGCGTCACCTGCACCATTTCCCGTAACGGAGACCTTGCTTACCGCACGTATCTCCAGGTTACTCTTCCTGAGATTAACCAGGACCACGCCAAGTATGCCCGGTGGCTGGATTTCCCTGGACACCAGCTCATTGATGACGTGGAGGTCGAGATTGGTGGTCAGCGCATTGACAAGCAGTACGGTGACTGGATGCACATCTGGTCGCAGCTGACCATGGATGTGAACCAGGAGCGTGGTTACAACAAGATGGTTGGAAACACGACCCAGCTTACCTTCCTCACGGACCCTGGCTATGCCGCGGTGGACGGACCTTGTGCCTCGTCTGCCCCTCGCCAGGTGTGTGCTCCTCGTAACGCACTCCCTGAGACCACCCTCTACATTCCTCTCCAGTTCTGGTTCTGCAACAACCCTGGTCTTGCCCTCCCCCTTATTGCCCTCCAGTACCACGAGGTGAAGATCAACATCAACCTTCGTTCGATTGATGAGTGCCTCTGGGCTGTGTCTTCCCTCAACGGCACCACGGATGTGAAGGCATCGTCTGCCTACAACCAGTCCCTTGTGTCTGCCTCGCTCTACGTGGACTACATCTACCTCGACACGGATGAGCGCCGACGCATGGCGCAGAACCCTCACGAGTACCTCATTGAGCAGCTCCAGTTCACTGGCTCTGAGTCGGTCGGTTCGTCCTCCAACAAGATCCGCCTCAGCTTCAACCACCCTTGCAAGGAGCTTGTGTGGGTGGTGCAGCCTGATGCCAACGTCGACTACTGCTCCTCGTTCAGCGGTGGCCACACCCTCTTCAACACCTTCGGTGCCCAGCCGTTCAACTACACGGATGCCATCGATGCCCTCCCTAACACCATCAAGGCCTTTGGCAGCGAGGTCGGTGTCAGCGGCGAGACCAAGTTCATCAACGCATCGGGTCTGTTCGAGAGTGCTGGTTCTCACGGTCTTACCTCCACTTCAGCCCTCAGCGGCACCTCCTTCGCTTGGGAGGGTAATGACAGTGGTCTTCAGTCCGCCGTCTCGGATGCCGGCACCTTCGTCCTCGCGGAGACCTCCCTCGGCCTCCACTGCTGGGGCGAGAACCCAGTGGTCACTGCCAAGCTCCAGCTCAACGGCCAGGATCGCTTCTCGGAGCGTGAGGGTACCTACTTCGACCAGGTGCAGCCTTGGCAGCACCACACCCGTGCTCCTGACACGGGTATCAACGTGTACTCGTTTGCACTCCAGCCTGAGCAGCACCAGCCGTCGGGCACCTGCAACTTCTCCCGTATTGATAACGCGACCCTCCAGCTCGTTCTCTCGAACGCGACGGTCGCAAGTGTCAACACGGCTAAGGTGCGCGTGTACGCTAGAAACTACAATGTGCTCAGAGTGATGAGTGGTATGGGGGGCCTTGAAGGTATGAAAATGGTGGCGGCGGCTGCTTGACTAAATAGCATGGAAGGTGTAATCAACTTTCTAGCTATTTGGTCAATTTTCATCGACAGGGGCAGAAAAACAGTATGCCGCAGTAAAAGTGACCTCTTACTGTGGATAAACCTTTATGGCCGTCACAAACTAGATACCCTAGGCCTACTGTTAGTCGCATTTGAAATGCGGCGACATATCTTGTTGTTCTGGGACACCCTTAGAGCCTTTTCTACCAAGGTTCCATGTGAAAACATGGAACTGGCCAAGAGTAATAACTTGGGTATGGTGATAATGAAAAGGATTGGGCAATCAGCATGCTTACTACCTAAAAGCGCTACATCGCTAGCTCATGGTAGGGCGTCAGAGACTGAACGGATATGGGTCGACAATGAAGGTTTAAGCAACCTGAGTCGGCTTAAGATACAGTCCACCCTCTATGGAAACATAGAGGATAAAGTGCGCTTATTCCAATTAGTTGGAAAAGCCTTCACACTTCTAGCGTAACAATCTTTATTACTGGATTGTACACTAGCTAAAAAAAATAAAAATAAAAACAAAAATAAAATAAAAATAAAAATTCATTCACTATTCTTGTAAGAATAAATCACTATGTTTATTCTTTCAAACCAGTTCTTTCTCTGCACGTCGTATCGCGATCTCTTTTGCCTTTTCTTTGATAAATTCTTCTGAATATCGGTCAGCCAATTCTTTACGTTTACGTTCTTTATTGGTCACATCTCGTGATTGCTTTTCTTCAGAGGTCATCTTGTTCCCTTTTACGTTCGTTCTCTTTTCTTCTTCGTAAGGAGAATGTGCGACATGATGATCTTGTTGATAGTTACAAATCAAACATAACTTTTGAACGAAACTATCATATTCGTAATTCTTTTTAATGTAATTGCATGTACCGCAACAAGAACGTATATTCTCAAGCGTATACCCTTTTGTATTGTCAAAACGGTCTATACCATTCGAATGCAAATCGGTTACTTCTTTACCACACAGGTAACATGGCAAATCTATATAATGGGTGAAGGTTTCTTTGGAAATCTCAAAAGGTAATTCTTTCTTCTCTGCACGGGCCTTATAGCTCGAATACGTACACCCATTAAAATCGAGAAACTCATTCGGATAAGCTTCTCCTTGAATGATCTTTAGTTTTGTAAGGATATGTTCAGCACGATGTACAAATACATTCGGTCCAGACGTTCCTTTCATCATATTGCACATTTCACAACAACTCACGCAGTTGGACTGAATATAGGGATCTGATGAATTCAGTCGGTCTATTCCATTGAAGCCTTTTTCTTGGATAATACCACAATAGTAACAAGGAATGGATACAAGTTGTTCATATTTCTCAAACGAAAACTGAAATAAAAGCCTTTTATCTAAAGCAGACTTTTCATATACCTTATATTGGTTATTCATACTCGTGCTTTTAGTCAGGTTGATGATCTTAACCTTATCGGGATTTGTCTCACGCCACTTCTTGGCTTGTTCTGAACCTTTCTTAAGATATGCTTCTATGTCTTTAGCTATGTCGCGCTTTCGTTTTTCCATCCAATACGTCGCACATTTTTCAACATTTTCATCCTTCCATGCTTGTTTCACTGCCTTGCGTTCAGGTTTCGCACTGTTCGTCCTGGCCAACTCACGGATATGATCCATGTCACGCTTGGCATCCGCACGCTTGTTATCCTCACGACACGTAAGGCATGTCTTCGTTTCGCCGAACTTACCTTTAAACTGGTCCAAAGGATAAATTTGTGAACAGGTAGTACACTGTTTTGTTCCCTCTTCCGTTTCTTCTTTCGTCGTACGACGAGCCTTTTCACGGATACGTTCCTTTTCTAAACAAGGTTCACATCGGCTCTTGGTATACGTCAAGTCGTTCACCTCACGACATCCGCGTATCACATTAGCACAAACACGTTCGCCCCGTTTGACACCTTCCTCCTTGAGAAAGTAAATCTTATGCTTCTTGCAGTAAGCGTTTTCCGTTTTGGGTTCTTTGCATCCTTCTTTGATACAGCTCATTTTTCACCTAGAATGAACTATATCGACTTCTCTTCAATTTTTATGATTTCAGCAAAGGATTGGAATAGGTAAGTTCTCCCTTGTTGTACAACATTAGCTTGATGTCTTCCTTGATCTGGTTGAGACACTCATCGTCATCTTTGTTGTTCAAGTACTTGATGAATTTCTCCTTAAGAATAGGGTCCGGATTACTATCCAACCACTCCTCTAGCATCATTTCTTTTTCTTCGTACAAACGGTCTAGCTCATCCTTCTTGTTGGCTAAGTTCCAGTTGTTTCCATCATAAATCATAATATACTTGTCTTTCATGTTTGAGATATAAATGTTTCTATTTTCTGGTTTCAACGGATTAAAGTGCACCTTATCAATCAGTGTCTTCACACAGTGGTTCACTTTCTTGATACAGAAACGATAATCATCGTCAGTTAAATGGGATAGATCCGTCTCGCGATAGGCAAGTAGAGTGAAGTTATTTTGGATATTAGTTGTGTTAAAGGAACTATTGATTTCTAATTTTCCCATGAGTTTCTCTATTTTCTTATTCTGAGTCTCGATTTGTTTATCCTGAGTCTCGATCCGCTGGTTCAGTAGTCGCACCAACTCCTTCAAATCCTCGTCTGTATTCTTGTTGCAGCTATACTTGATATGGTTAGACAAAGAGGATTTATGTTTGTATTCCTTCTCACAATATTTACAAATATGTTTCCTAACTTTTCCTAACTCGAGACTAACTTTTCCTAACTTTTGACTAACCTGTATGTGTTTTTTAGACATTAAATGTTTCTTAAAATTCGCTGTGAGTGTCGTCTTATATTCGCAACATTCACAGTAGTTTTCCATGGTATAGTATATAAATAGAATATTTTTATATTACAAAAGTAATACGTTCTAATAATAGCACATCTTATGGTGTGAAATAAATATTACTTTTGTAATAACGTGAGAGCATTATTACTTTTGTAATGACTAAAAAATAAGTAATACGGGAGAGAGAGCGAGGGTCCCCGCCGAAAAAAAATCTGAAGGAGGGTAAAATGGAAATCCCGATTTCTGAGAGAAATGTCCGCCGTCCTCGCCGGCTTACTGCAACACAACAAAAAGAAGGATCTACACAAATTCTATTATGAAGATATGTGTCATTTTAAGTATTTTAATATTAAAGAAATGAAAAATGAAACAAGGAGTTTTAATATTTGTACTTTTACAAGTATTAAAAGGAATTAAGAAAATAAAATCTATATACAGTATGAAGTTTATCACTTTGATCCTACAAAAACTTAAACCAACCGTCATGCCTTCCCATCTGGGTCGATGGAGGACAGAAACATGTAGTATAAAAATGAACCATAAAATAGATTTATCAAACGAAGACCATTGTGGACCATGTGGTCATTATGCATTAGAAAAAGTAAAATCGAATATAAAAAGATTTAAACCCACAACTTATTCTGTTCCTCGATGAATAGATAGGTATCCTCTTTGGTGTAGACAAACTTCAATGGTTTTTTTGTATGGTAGAATTGCTTCACGATACTAAACAACAAGTCCAGAATTGAATTTTTATTACTATAAATAGAAGATCCAATCAAGCAAGACACGAATACATCTGTGAAGCTCTCCATGAGATAGACGAATTCTTTTGTATGCTTCAGTGAAAGCATACCAAGCTGTCGGACATCCATGATAAAGGCAAATCGTTTTCCTTTTGCCTTACATCTCTCTAGACCTTCCTTGACATCTTCCATCGTAAATACCCATTGCAAAGGAGTAGGAAGGGGGTGATTAACTACAATATAAAAGATATCATAGGTAGGTAGTTCCTCTAGGGTAACCGTAATAAACGGTTCTACGCTCATAAAAAATAAAGCTATTAATGTTTAAATCGATTTAAAGGGAAACTTCAAAGAAATAACTCATTCAGTTTATTCTTCTCCATAGGGTTTCCATTCGAGTATAGAACAGGGATAAGTGAATTGTCCTGGAAACGAAAGGTAAATCGTTTGTTCTTCTCCTTCCGTCCTACTCGCCCGATGGCTTGGATAATCTTTTCCTGGGTCATGTTCTTCAAATCATTTGCAATATAGGCATGACAGAATTGGTAATTTGTACCATAAATATAGTCACTGTTGGCTAGGATGACACCCAGACGCTTTTGTTCAGACAACTCCGTAATCAACTCATTGTATTCATTCGAAACAGGGTTAAAGATACCGATACCCAGTAGCAGAAGGATCTTATACTGTAGGTCCACCTCCATTTTCATCACACGCTGAATGACCTGGTCATCAATGTCACTGACAAACACACTTGACGTGTCGTAGTCTAGGCCATTGGTCCATTTGGTAAAGTGCTCGCGAGTGTTGGGAATGTAGATGGGGTCTAGTCGTATCTGTTTCATACGCCGTTCCAGGATCTCGTATTCTTTCATCAGTGTCTTGGTCTGCACATCAAACCGTTGTTCCTTGACCTTGTTTTCATTCTCTTCGTCCTTGGATGTCTGGTCCTCAATCTGCTTTTGGATCTTGATCATCTTCTCCGAAAGGTCCTGATTGAATTCCATCTTTTTCTCAATGTCTTGCATCGTGCTTGCATGGATACCACTGAACTCCACAAAGTAATACATCCATTCCACAGGCTTTTCGCACAAGAAGATCGTCGGACCGTAGGTCAGCGAGTGACTTGCTTCAGTCACGATCTTGTCACTGATCACCATCAAGTTCTTTCTCGGATAGGCTGCCATCTCCTCAGGCCAAAACTCTACCGTCTGGATCAAGCTACAGTAGAACATGCGTATCGAATAACTTGACATATCGGTCAACTTACTGAAGATGAGTTTGAATAATATCATCGTATCTTTGTCTTTCTCTATAAAGTATCGAATAAGGTCGGCACAGGATTGTACGCTCAGAAACTTCAGGTGACTTTTCTTGTGTAACGACATAAAGGCAGCGAGTTCCTTTTGTGAATGTGCAAACACCGTGTGCGGCATAATCGTACACCCTTCTTTGTCTAGAAGATTGATCTGAGTGGTTTCGTCTACACTCTCGATGTAATGAACTTTGCCTTCATACCGTTTCAAATACTTATCGCTCAGTATAGCAAGGTCCGCCTCGTTTGGCAAGGTCGCAGAAGAGAGGACAATGTTGGGTACCTGATTGACCTTCCAGACCTCTTTGATGAGTTCGTGTAGAGGGTGAGACTCGTAGTCCATGGTAATGGTTGGCTCATCCCAAAAGAGCACCATCTTCTCTTTCTCAAACAAGCTCATCATAAACAACATGGTAATCTCATAGGATTGAATGTCACAGAAAATCATGTCAATGTTTCGACCGTCTGAGTGAACCGGGCGTTTACGTCCATTCTTCTCCGTAAAGGTTCGCACCGCGGAATAGTGTAGACGGATGTCATCGGTCGTTTTACACCCAAAGGCAAAGGCCACCTTCACGCCCGTATTCACTGAACTCTTGGCCAGGTTGAGACCGATGTGTCTCGATGCACACAAGAAGATGACCTTGTACTCTTGTGTAATCCCGATGGGGGTCAAGGTCTTACCCGAGCTCGTCGGGGCACGGTAGTAGATGAGTTTGGATCCTGGCTCCTTCATGACTTGATAGATTTGTTTTTGGTGCGGGTGAAGGGTAATGGGTCGATATGTCAAGACTTCATTGTTCTCAAGCAACTGTGACGCATTCTCTAGTCCCTTCAAGAGGTCCATGTCTTTTTCGTAACGTTCTACAAACTGTCCGACCATGAGCTTCACATAGGTGTTCAAGTCATATGTTTTTGAAAGATATTCAATGTTATAATAATAGAGTTCTCGCGACTTCTTCGATTTTGAAAATCGAGACAAATAATGTAGGAGCATGAATTCAACCGTATCCGAGAACTGCGATTTCTGGGATTGAAGACGTATCTTGTCTGCTGTCTTCAAGGGCTTCTTCGGTGCCTTGGAGACAACAGGTTTCAATTCAAGAGACTTGCAAAGTGCAGCAAGGGGCTCTTTGAAGAAATGATCATAGATAAAATAGTCTTTGTCTTCATGGTCCATCTTCATGACGTCGCGGGTCGTGAACTTGGTGGAAGCGAAACATTCAGTATCGTGATAACCATTTCGGATCAGCTTTAAAATCGTCAACTCCGCCGGTTCGAGTTTCTTCTCCATCGTCTCCCATTCGTAGCGAGTAAGTTTAGATTGATTGAAATCCATTTTGTTATCTTATATGTATAAGTTTTTTTCAAATCAATTTTTCCAATTAGGGTTTCGATTTTAAATAAAAGACATCAAGAGGATCTTTAATCGTTCCATGAGTCTGGAAAAGAGACGCACCATAAATATCTTGTAACAAGGCCCATTCAAATAGTCCTCCAAAATAGATACGTATACGTGTAAATCCAAGCTGTTTCAATTGATTGTACTTTTCAATCATGGTGCGGTCTAGATGGTCTTTTCCATAGAGGATAATCTCAATGGAACGATTGTTTTTCAGATAGAAATTCATTTGGTCCGTCTCTTTACTTGCACAGAGTGTCCCAAAGATGAGATACGACTGGTGGTGTTGAGACAATGTATTCAATAAGAGAATGTCTGTACCAATCAAGGTCTGTAACTCTTTGAAATGAATGGTCTCAAATGAAGAATAAATATTCCCCATAAGTATAGACGTTACCAATATTTATATTAAGATTGTCTAACGTAAGAAAAATATATAAGAATGTCTATCTGAAAATCTATCTTAAGAAAAATGAATGACGACTTCCATGCTTTCCTTTTTGAGGCATTTTGCTGCAGAGATGGATAGTTCTTCACGCCGTTTACGATTGATCTTGAGGTTCTCTAGTGACTCATTGTGTTTCTTAATCTTTGAAATGCTATTGTTCTTGTTCATGTCTTCTTCAATAAGCTCCGTATTTGTCTCGATAAAATGAATGACCTTGTTTTCGATTGCCCATTTAAAAAAGTTCAATTGTCCGATGGTGGTTTCAATGCTGAAACTCTCATCTCCAAAAGGCATTTTGATGCGATCCCATCTACAAAATGGATCAAATCGACGCTTTGAATAGGCTTTGAGGTGAAGTTTATAGTCGTTGTAGACACGGAAATACTCACAACGATCTGTTTTGTAAAAGGTAAAATTCTTTTTTGAATAGTTGGTAGAAAACCAATCCACGATACGTAGCGATATCCGAGACTCGCCGTTGATGATGGTCAGCATTTTCTTGAGATTGTCTTCGTTTTTATAAAACTCTTTCAATTTCATTAAGAGTAATTCATTCTGTGAATTCATTGTTATCCATTAGTATATGTCTTTTAAGTAATTTTATTTGATGTTATTCTGACTTAATTACCTGGAGCTGTTTACCCATTTTAAAATAATCATGACTGTCTGTACGCCTAGCTAAATTGCATTTCAAGCAAGAGACACATGTATTTTCATTGTAGTGTCCAAGGTGGTTGTTGATACGTTCGAGGGTCCATTGTGTTTGTTCGCGTTTCTTGTTATACAGAAGTAACATGGGTTTCATGCAATAATAACATTTGAGATGACTGTCCTTAAGTTTCTGCACAAGTTGTTCAAAGGTAATGTGTTGTTCTGTATCAAACTTATGTTTTTGTTTATCTTGGGATTTATAAGAAGAATATTTCTTGCGTAGTTCTCGCAATACATCTGAAGATTCAGGCTCATCTAAATGACATAATGTTTCATAGGGGTCTACCAATGTATCATATCTTATCTTCCTTTGAGTGATATCAATCAAGCTAATATGTTTCATATAAAACGTATAGACATATTTTTATATTAGATGTATATGGAAAAAGAGTGTAAAGAATACAATAGTTTAAAGTATCGAACGTTGATCAGCACAGGTAATCCATTGGATAGCACCGTCAAAATATCCTCGGACGAACAGTTAGAAATGTTCTTGTCCAAGGATATCGAAGACAATCGTAAAGAGGTGTGGAGTAAATTATCCAAAACAGAAAAACACAAGCGATTGAAGCAATATATCGATACCCATCTTTCTTCTCAATATGAATTGACCGATATCGAGAAGCTTGCTGTCTTTCGTTATTTTACGGGGCTCATTGACAACAAAAAGTTGAACAAGACCAGTGATATTTCTTACAATCGTGAAGAAAGAACGATAGACACGATTACCGGTCTTATTTTTAACCCCATTACCAGACGATTTATTATCCATACGGAGAAACAAAACAAGACCCTAAAAAAAACCAAGGCACACGATAGACGGTCTTGTCCACCTGACACGGTCTTGTCCGTGTAGACCGCTTGGGCTCCACCCCAATTTTTTGAATGGAAACCAGGTATTATTTTCACGGTCTTGTCCGTGTAGACCGCTTGGGCTCCACCCCAATTTTTTCACGGTCTTATTCTCACATTCTTGCCCGGAGGGCATTCACCCAATTGGGGCGGAGCCCATGCGGTCCAGACGGACAAGACCGTCTAAAATTGAATTAAACAAATGAATACGTTATATAGTAGATGATCAATGATCTCTTAGTATATCTGGAAAACAATCCAACCCTTTATGTAGAGCCAACTTTCATGAAGAAGGTTCTAGAATGGGCGAAAGGAGCCGGGTTTACGACATCTGTTGAGAAAATAGAGACCGAACTACATGCCTATCATGCACACCGAAGTGAACCAACCTATCTTGCTCAAAATCTGGAACCCGCTTCTAAACTAGAAGCTCTCTTGTCCATTCCTCAACCTATACAACGAACACCTGAATGGTATCAGTTTAGGAATGAACATCTTACTGCAAGCAATGGATGGAAAGTATTTGGTACAAATGCAACACGTAATCAACTCATCTTTGAAAAATGTAGTCCCGTGGTTGATCGAAAGAATGGACTACAAGAAACACCCATGAGTTGGGGGCAAAAATATGAACCGATTACAATAGAACTCTATCAGCATTACAATCAAACCATTGTCACGGAATTTGGATGTATACCTCATCCTACGTATTCCTTTTTGGCAGCCTCGCCAGACGGTATTGTCACTGGACCTAACAATTATGGTCGAATGATTGAAGTCAAGAATGTTGTCTCGCGCGAGATTACAGGCATACCCAAAAAGGATTACTATATTCAGATGCAATTACAGATGGAGGTATGTGACTTGGCAGAGTGTGATTTCGTCGAGACAAAATTTGTAGAGTATGATACAGAACATGAATATTTTGCAGATGAAACGAGTGAGAAAGGGATCATGATCGTCTTTGTCGAAAATGAAGGATTTGTCTATGACTACATGCCCGTTAAAACTGCCAAGGAAGCAGTTGAACCCTGGCTTAATGAACATATGGAAGGAAGTCCTGAAAGGGTATGGTTTAAAAATGTCTATTGGAAGCTACACACCTATTCATGTGTCCTCGTAAGAAGGCGTCCAAAATGGTTCCAGGCCGTGGTCGGCGAGATGGAGAAACTATGGCAGACCATTCTAGAGGAACGCGTGAACGGTCAATACGTGTTGCGTGCAGCCAAGAAACGTGAAGTCAAAGAGGTTGAAGAAAAGAAGATGGAGGTGGAGATCTTCTAACCCAACTCTTTGTCAAAGTTGCCATTCCTGTATTCGATTTGTTTCTCGGTGTACTCCCTTATGCGTTTTTCCGATTCTAGGATCTTCTCTTGTTCTTCCTTGATCCATTTCTGAAGTTCATTGCATTTATCCGTACGAAACATTTCTATTTTACGTTCAGCCTTTCTTGCTTTTGCATTTCGTATGATTTCCTCAGCACGGGCAATTTCATCATCCTCTTCTCGAGAAATTTCATCTACGATATCTTTAAACTTACCAAAATGAAAGGTGTTGAATTTTTTATGTTGTTGCAAGGCACTATACGACCAGGTGCTTGTAGGTGTCATAGAGTAGGTTGGCGTATAGGGAGCATTCAGTCCAGGTCCATGGATCCATTCGTCCCATGTAAAGGCTTTCAGCTGATCACTTAAACACAGAATGGGTCTATCACTATCCCAATCCATACAGGATGGGCGACGAGCAGGCTGTACGATATCAATAATTTTATGTATATAGACAAACTTCTTTTGAAAATAATAGGCAAAGTAATAACCGATTTTAGAACCAATCGTTTGACGTGTATCATCCCAATATTTTTGTCCAAATTTGTGATAATTTATTACAGTAGGATGATCGTTGCCATTACAAATAAAGGCAATCGTTAATCCGGTATGCATGGGTTCCATTTTTTGTAGAATAATTTTAAATATATTTCAATTCAATTACTTATCAAGGTTATACCTTCAACTTTTAAAACCAATTAAACAGAACACATAAATGATGATAGCAATGTGTGAACCCATGTTTGTGATCAAACGTGACGGAACCTCGGAACAAATGTCTTACGACAAGATTGTGCAGAGGCTCAAGCAAGTCGGTCATGGGTTAAACATCCAATACAGTCAGCTTGTGCTAAAAATCATGGACCAGCTTCATACGAATATTCAAACAAACAAGATTGATGAAATGATTTCCGAGCAGTGTGCCATGATGGGTATTGTACACTATGATTATTCCGTTCTTGCAGGTCGTCTAGTTTTATCTAATCATCGAAAAGAAGTACCTGCTTCTTTTGAGATGTATCTTGAGACCATTCGACAAAACGAGCATTATATATCCGATACCTTTTACGCCGTCGCAAAAAAGCATGCCATCTTTTTTGAAAGTATCTTGCAACATGAGCGAGATTTTTTGATTGACTTTTTCGGGTTCAAGACCCTGGAACGTGCTTATCTGATACGTGTAAAAAACCGCATCGTAGAGCGTGTTCAACATTTGTGGATGCGAGTGGCCATTCAAATTCACGGGGAAGACTTGGAAGAAGTGAAGAATACATACGATAGTTTAAGTCTCAAACATTACATTCATGCAACACCTACTCTCTTCAACTCGGGTATTGCAAGGCCTCAGCTAAGTTCTTGTTTCCTGATGGCCATGGAGGACGACAGTATTGACGGTATCTTTAATACACTCAAGGAATGTGCGACCATTTCAAAGTGGGCGGGCGGGATTGGCCTTCATATCCATAACGTCCGGTCAGAAGGAAGTCATATATCAGGTACCAACGGTAAATCAAATGGTATTGTTCCCATGTTGCGTGTATTCAACAATACAGCACGGTATGTCGACCAAGGAGGTGGAAAAAGAAATGGAAGTATTGCTATTTATTTGGAACCCTGGCATGCTGATATTGAACCTTTTCTCGAGATGAAGAAAAATCAAGGCGATGAAGAGTTGCGGGCAAGGGACCTGTTTTATGCTCTGTGGATACCTGACTTGTTTATGCAAAAGGTGGAAAAAGACGAAGACTGGTATCTCATGTGTCCAAACAGTTCCAAGGGTCTAGCCGATGTATATGGAGAAGAGTTTAACACATTGTATGAAGGTTATGTGGAAAAGGGATGTTATCTCAAAAAGGTACGTGCACGCGACTTGTGGTTTCGTATCTTGGATAGTCAAATGGAGACGGGAACCCCTTATATGTTGTATAAAGATGCATGTAATCAAAAGTCGAACCAAAAAAATCTAGGAACGATTAAATCTTCTAATCTATGCTGTGAGATTGTAGAGTATAGTGACCCAGGTGAAACGGCAGTGTGTAATCTTGCCAGTGTTTCTTTGCCAGCGATGGTCGAGGATGGCATCTTTCATTTTGATCGATTGCATCAAGCGGTCAAACAGCTCACTCGTAACCTAAATCGTCTCATGGATGTCAATTATTATCCCAATGAAAAAACGAGACACAGTAATTTGTCTCATCGTCCGATTGGAATAGGTGTGCAAGGATTGGCTGACGTCTTTGCCCAACTCAAACTCGCGTTTCATTCGGAAGAAGCAAAATCTTTGAATATTGAGATTTTTGAGACCATGTATCATGCTGCAATGGAACAAAGCATGGAACTTGCCAAGAGTGAGGGTGCATATGAACGGTTCAGGGGATCGCCTTTATCGAACGGACAGTTCCAGTTTGATTTATGGAAGGTTACTCCTTCTACACGATACGATTGGGACCGTCTACGCACAGATATTCAGGAACATGGAGTAAGAAATTCGCTTTGTATGGCTCCAATGCCTACCGCATCAACAAGCCAAATTCTAGGTAATAATGAATGTTTTGAACCTTATACAAGCAATCTATATACTCGCCGAACCTTGGCAGGTGAATTTTTGGTGGTCAACAAACACCTGATGAAGGAGTTGGTAGACCTGGGACTATGGAGTATCGCACTCAAAGACAAAATTGTTGAACACAAGGGATCTGTCCAGAACATTCCAGATGTTCCAGAGGATATTAAGAAGCGTTACAAGATTGCATGGGAAATCCCCATGAAACATGTCATTGATATGGCAAAGGATAGGGGAGCATTTATTTGTCAAAGTCAATCTATGAACTTGTGGATTGAAGACCCCAATTACAAAATCTTGACCTCGATGCATCTTTATTCTTGGAAAAGCGGACTAAAAACGGGCATGTATTATTTAAGGAGAAAGGCGAAACACCAGGCACAGCAATTTACCATCGTACCTGAACAGAAAGCAGATTGTCTCATGTGTTCGGGTTAAGGTTTGGAGAGACCTTCATCCAGTGGATTGGTTTCACCTTCAGGTTCTTCTACTGGTTCCTCTTCTGAACCTTCAAATGGGTTTTCAGGTTCCACGGGTTCTTCAATAGGTTCCTTGACAGGTTCTTCCATGGGTTCCTCCACAGGTTCCTCCGATTTCTCTGGAGTAGAAAAGTTAACTCGTTTTTTTGTTTCATTCTTTCCCTTTTTCGAATTACGAATACCCTTTTTCCTTGTACCTGGGATACATTTATTTTTTCGTGTCATGGTAGAATATTCGTGTGCAATCTCTTTTAGTAATTTCATGGCAGCCTTTAATTTTTGACTTATCCCCATTATAGTATACCACTATATTTTTTTATAGTTGTATATAAATGAAACTGATGGTAAAACTGACACCTATATTTGTGATCGTCGTACTTGTCTTTGTGTGTTATTCGCTGTTTTTATATATGAACCGTCTTTATGAACCCCTGGATAATCCACCATCGTGTCTAGGCCCTGTGACAGATGAAAAACCTCCTTCATGTGGGTTAGGTTCGAGTTCTAATAAAGTATCAGATGTACCTGGTTGCTTCAGTACCGTACGAGCGGACGCCTACAGTGGATTTTTGTCTGATTTCATGAGCAGTGATTACATTTTAAAAACGCAAATGGTGACACCTGTTTGTCCAAACAATCCAGTAGGTGAAGTCGGATCCGAATATGGAAAGAATGAACGGATTGTAACTCCGCCAGATGATAAAGATGTCGCCAAAAAAGATAAAGATAAAGATGATCCCAAAAAAGATAAAGATGTCACCAAAAAAGATGCAGCTAAAACAGATTATGATCCAAACAAGGTGAAACCAGACGAGACAAAGAATACTCCATCATTTTTACTAGGTGACCTCTTTAATAGTCAAGGCACAGGACAAGGTGCGGCCCAGGCTACAGGACAAGGTGCGGCCCAGGCTACAGGACAAGGTTATCAAGGCACAGGACAAGGTGCGGTCCAGGCTACAGGACAAGGTGCTGCTCAGGGCACAGGACAAGGAGGTGCTCAGGGCACAGGACAGGGTGGTGCACAAGGTTCTAACGCAGATTTTAAAAATACTTATATGCTTAATTCGCCTACAACCACAGTGAAGCCCGAGACCTCCCGTGGTATCTGCCCACCCTGCCCTGCATGCCAGCGTTGTCCAGAACCCGTCGTAGAATGTAAGCGTGTTGTCAATTACAACGCAGCAGGAGCTTCAAACCTACCTGTTCCAATGATTGCAGACTTTAGTAAATTTTAAAGTATTTTATATCTTGATACGTCTTTTTTTACAGCTACGGTTCATCTGAAACGTTTTACATTTCGTCTCTTGGGGTACAATCTTGAGAACACATTTTGATTTCTTCCCATATAGAGACTCCGTGCATCCTTTCTCCTGTGTAGTCACTACAGTACTACAACGTGCCCTAAAATGTTCATAACGTTCTCTAACATCCTCATACGATAATCCAGAGGTCTTGTTCAACATGTGATTGATATGTTCATGTAATCGATAGATGTAATTCGAAAAAGAATAACGATCTTTCATGTCACTCCAATGAAGGGGGATTGCCTTGAAATTTTTGGCGAGGTTCATTCTGCAATATTTGCAGGGTAGAACGTGTTCGAGAGAAAAAACAAAATCACGATATTGATTCTTTTGTTCAGGGGATGGATCATCTGGATAGTTAAAACTCATGGTGTGTAAAAAGTGCCATAATCCCGGACCCCATACAGTTGTCAACATGCCGTCGCCTGACTTGTAGTCGTTCTCGGTATAAATCTTTGTTGAAATCTTTCTTGTCTTCATCTATAAAATAAAGAAATACTATAATATGGATTTACTTTTGAACAACACACTCTATCTTCTTTTTTTGACACTCCTCCTGGTCCTTACGGTCTATCCATACGCATGGATCAAAGTATTTTTCATAGGTATCACTTTTCTATATGGATGGTTTCTTTGGACCACCGGACAAACTGTATTTTTAGTCAGTCTACTTATCATAGGGCTGTTTTTGTTGTACAGTCTGGCGAAGACGGTCTTTCATCTCTTCTAAGATATTTGTAGAGGGAAGGATATAATTGTATTTAATCCGCATCCATTCTTCATAAAAATGCTTATGCGAAACAAAGGTTGCTCTATCCAATTGAATATATTTACCTGTATGAAAGTCTTTCACCCACATTTATAAAGAAAAAAGTTTTGTTTATTATATTTTACTAATACTATAATGAACGTATGGATTGTGGTAGGCATAGCCATTTTACTCGTCTCGATGTATTATATCTATCTTTTTTTCTATCCACCAAAACCCGAATTTGTACCGAACAATGAATTTGTCACGGATAATGAGAAGAAAGGTGAAGTCATATTGTTTTATACAGAATGGTGTCCTCATTGCAAGACTACCATGCCGGAGTGGATTAATTACAAAGAAAGATTTGACAAAAAGAAATACTCGATTAGTTTCAGAGAGGTTGACTGTGACGCCAAGCTGACGGAAGCAGAACGTTATGGGATTGACTCCTATCCTACGATTGTTCTCGTGGTCAACGAAAAGCGATACATTTATGACTCTGAATTCTCGCCTGAAACCATGGATAAATTTATCAATACAATCTTTCAGTTGTAACATTTTCTTACCTCTTATTAATGGAAGAACCCAGATTAAACATTGAAGAATTATATGAGACAAAGAAAAAGAGTGACTTGTCTCGATTGTCTATTTATAGTAAATTGTTGGAAAGAGTACATCAGACCATACGGATTGCCTCTAGACAAAGAAACAGTTTGCAATTTTGTTCTTTCGTGATGCCAGAGGTATTGCTTGGACAACCGAACTATGATTTTTCAGAATGTCTCGCATTTGTATTGGATCGTTTGTCGGTGGATGGATTTAATACTCGTTATATTCATCCCAACCTCATTTTTATCTCCTGGGGGCATTGGGTCCCAGATTACGTACGTGAAGAACTGAGAGAAAAGAAACAGATTGAAGTGGACAAATTTGGTCAGTTTGAGAAACCTTTAGACAACAGATCTGAACAGCTTAAACTTGACCTGCGTACCGATGCAAATGAGCGACCTGTCCTGAAAACAAAAACGGTGCAAAGCTACAAGCCTACTGGTCGATTTGTCAAAAGTTAACTCAATCTAAACTTTTGTAAAAGAAAGAATAAACGACTACAGTAATGGTGTCAATGTTTAACTATGTATCGGATGAAGAAGGAATTAAACCCATCTTAGAAAGGGTATTGGCACGTTGGGATGAAGTAGTTCGTCCAAGTAAAAGATGTAAAGCTTATCGAATTGCTTTACATGTTTCTACCCAACCTCTTGAAAAAAATGTTCTTGCTTCTACATTAGTCACTAAGTTTTTATACCTTGGCGAACATACCTTTGGTAATACCTTTCCTATGGTTGGTTCAATTGTACTCAATACAACCTATCTCTATGGTTACTTAAAAGAGGAACAGTTGTATGCGGTATTGTTACACGAGGTGGGTCATGTTTTAGGAATAGGAACCATATGGGATTTACCAAAATCTCCTTTGACGCTTTATTATGAGGATAACAAAGAGAAGTATTATTATACAGGAGAAAGTGCATTACGTGAATATAAATCCTATTATCCAAAGAGTGAGTTGGTAGGCATTCCTTTGGAAGATGATGGAGGAGACGGTACACAAGACTCTCATCCCGAAAAAGACACGAATAGAAAGATTGGAGACAAACTTCATCCAGGATTACAGGATGAACTCATGACAGGATGGATAAATTCATTGGTTTCTTTAAGTCGTATCACATTGGGATTTTTAGAAGACATTGGGTATATCGTCGACTATTCAAAGGCCGATCCTTTTCACTCATCGTCGTATTGACCAAACATGTTTCTTTTTGCATTTGGATTATTTCGTTCAGGTTTTTCTCTTTTTATAGGTCTACGATTCTCGGGCATCTGATTATTGTAGAGCATATTCATCGGCTTCACATTGTTAGGTGATTGTATTGGAGCCTTATTATAAAAGATATCATCATTATATTGGGGTATATTTTCGGGTTTGTTGACAGGTTGAAGATTGAGTGGTTTCAATACAATGTTTGTATCTTTTTTATTTGTATTGGTAGTTTGATAGGGTTGATTGGTTGCTTGTATTTGGACAGGTTCTTTTGTAAACCCAAACATGTCTTTTTCAACAGGAACTGGCTCAGGAACAGTCTGTTTTGTAAACCCAAACATGTCTTTTTCGACAGGAACTGGCTCAGGAACTGGCTCAGGAACAGGTTCTTTTGTAAAACCAAACATGTCCGTCTCCACCGGTAGACCAAATGTATTCTTATCTGTCATTATCTCTTGAGGGATTTTATTATCTGACGGGTCCTTAGACATAAAAGAAGGTGTTGCACTAAATCGACTAATGCTATCCGTAATACCCGAATACCATGAAGACTTTTCTGGCATAACTTCACCCGGTTTACTCGACATATTTGTATTGGATATAGGTGTATCTAAATTGAATTGTGCGTTTCTATTGGATAAATTTGTCTCCGGTAAACTGGGCTGCGGTAAACTTGGCTGCGGTAAACTGGGGGGTAAATTTGTAGGCGGTAAAGTAGGCGGTAAACTTGGAGGTAAAACTGCATCTTGGACGGGTTCCTTTGCGGGTTCTCCATAATGATCTGGTAAAGGCACGGGTTTATTCACATAGAGTGCACTGTTATACAGAGGCTCTTCTTCTATGTCAGGTTCCTCCGGTCGACTGATCTGATTTCTATTTGTATTTACGATATTCCCTTTTTGAAATTGGTTGTATTGTTGTTGTTTTAGGTCCTTGGTCTGTTCATCATATATTTTCTCAAAGAGGATTAATGCATTCACGAACCGTCTCTCACAATCGGTATACAAGGCACGTATGATTTCCCTTGTCTCTTCCTCCGTTTCAAGAATTTTTTTCATCGTCAACTTTGGATTGATGCTGTACATGGTTTCTTCGTTCTTCGTATTCGTCGTGAAGAGAACATTCAATTGTTCATTTAGTGTTTCTCGGTATAGCTTTGTCTCTTCTTCTATTCGTTTAATTTCTTCGACATATCGTTTTATGTAAGGATTAGTCTTAGGTACGGTAAACTCTTTTGTAAACAATGGGTCGGTGCAATACGATAGGGAACGAAAATCAAGTAACTCAATATCCTTAAAACTTTTCACATTTTTTGGACGTTCTTCCATACCGGTAAAGGTCTGATAAAACAGGGTCAAATCATTGTTGTATTTTACATCCATTTCCGGACTTCTGGATTTCCACGTCTTTTGACCGTAATCAAAGACATCATAATACAAGAGATCCAATTCTTTGATACCGACTTCATCATTTAGGGTTTTCTTACCTTCGGTAGCACATACTTTTTCGCCTGGATTAAGGATATAGACATCATCCTCTGTATCATCCAATTTATTTTTCAGTATTGTTACGCGTCGTTTGCAAAGGTTCATCGGATTGGTCAGTTGCTGTAATACGGGGCTCACTCCTTTGGGTATCTTTTTCAGCTGTTGTACATCTTTTAGGTAAAACACTTGTTTTTCACCCTTTTCATCTTCATACATGTACTGAGGATCCAAAGTCGACACAATTGCACTATATATCATCATGATCTTGATGTAATACTTTGAAATATTTAGCAGCATCTTTTTTTTAGCAGTTTCATTAGAAGGGATGAGGTCCAAAATAGCCTCTTGTACGGTTTCCGACTCAATATGGCTATTCAATAAACCTATTTCCTCATGGGTTAAATTTTTGTCAAATATACTCGAAACCAGAACGATTAGATTGTCTGAATATTCTTTATCGGTTAATCGTAAGAGATCGATCACATTTTGCTTTAGAATGTAATGTATCGCAATATCATTCACATGACTTGAAAAAGATTGATCGAGTGGGACAGGTTCTTCCGTTTCGGTTCTCTTTGAATATAAATTAAAATTACCCATTTATTATAACGAAACAAAATAAAAATTGAATGTTACGCTTAGATTAGTTGAGTATAACCATGAAGACCATGAAAAATCACAAGACCATTCGAGACGATATGTGGAAAATGTTTGAAAATGTTCCAGAGAAAGAGGAATTGGATTGCATTTATACTGCAGAAGATATTTGTGAAAGATGTAGTCAGGTCTTGTTTATTTCAGATGAAGGGTTTAAATGTTGTTCAAACAAAGCATGTGGAAAAATATACAAAGACATTGTGGATTTTGGCGCGGAATGGAGATTTTATGGGGCGGACGATATCAATACGACCGACCCTACTCGATGTGGGATGCCAGTGAACCCATTGTTGGTTGAGTCTTCTTTTGGGTGTAAGATTATTTGTAGACAAGGATCTAGTTATGAAATGCGAAAGGTAAGACGTTATACGGAATGGCAGTCTATGCCTTACAAGGAGAAATCCAAATACGATGATTTCCAGGCAATCAATGTACTCGCCACCAATGCGGGTATGCCCAAAATCATCATCGATGATGCGATAAGATATTATAACAAGATTTCACAGGTAAAAACCTATAGAGGCGTCAATCGCGACGGGATATTAGCGTCGTCCATCTACATTTCTTGTAGTATCAACGAACATCCCCGGACCTCGAAAGAAATTGCCGAAATATTTAAACTTGACAATACCAGTGCGACCCGTGGTTGTAAAAATGCGTTAAGTATTTTAAATGATATCGAGCGAGACGAGGAAATCAAAACGGTGTTACACAATACAACGCCAACGTCTTTCATCAATCGGTTCTGCAGCAAATTGTCGATCAATCAAGAACTGACCACGCTTTGTCTCTTCATCGCGAATATTGTTGAAAAGACTAAGCTTATACCTGAGAATACACCGCATTCCATATCAGCCGGTATCGTGTATTTCGTTTGTCAAAAATGCAATTTGAGTATTACGAAAAAGATGATTACGACCATTAGCAAGATTAGCGAAGTCACTATCAATAAGTGTTTCAAGAAACTGGAATTGCAGGAAACGAAATTAATACCCCCTCATCTACTTAAAAAATATATCTCGTCTTTATAATGTTACAATACATATTTGTGATACCCTACCGTGACAGAGAGCATCACAAATTCTTTTTTCAAAATTACATGAAATATTTGTTAGAGGATTATGATCCTTCTACCTATGAGGTAGTTTTTTGCTTGCAAAAGAATGATTTACCCTTTAACCGGGGAGGTATGAAAAACTGCGGATTTTTGTACTGTAAGGATAAATACCCCGAACAATACAAGGACCTCATTTATATTTTCAACGACATAGATACCGTTCCTTATAAGAAGAATATGCTTACGTATGACATTAAGCCTAACGAGATTAAACATTATTATGGGTTTGACTTTGCCTTGGGTGGAATTGTAGCCATTCGTGGTTCTGACTTTGAGGCGATGAATGGGTTCCCATCCTTGTGGTATTGGGGGTGGGAAGATACCATCCTCTATCAACGTGCTATAAATAAAGGGATTACAGTGAACCGTGAACAGTTTTATAAATTTGGAGACACGAGTATACTACATCTCATACATGATAATGAACGCACCGTTTCACAAGATATTTATCGACAATATAAGGGATCAACCGTTATCGACGGACTAGATACCATGAAGGATGTCACTATGACCAAACGAGAGATGTTAGAAGTGGATCATTTTGTATGTAGCTATGATTACCGAGACAAATCCGTGATCAAGACGAACTTGATCAATGGTCCATATCGTTCTACCGAACCACCCCCGACCCTTAGACCACGACCACATCCACGAAAAATGTTTTTTTTCTAAAAATTACCTACTTGTCCTGGTTACCGTCCAAGAAATTTCGTATGGATGTATAAATGCCTTGGTTAACGGAGACCGTCGATTGTTTCTCTACACGGATACCTAGATAATCTTTGATCACGGCTTCTACATTACCATGTATTTGCAGTTTTTCGATGCATACCTCGCGAGTATAATTGGTATTTCGTAACAGAATAGCAATTTCTTCAGCGATTTCATTCAACTCCATCTATAACGGATAGAGTTGAGTTATTTTTAAATATATAATTTTAAATATATATAATGTTATTGGATAATCTATGTACCCCCACGGTCGTGTTTATCGTTTTTGCTGTTGCACACCTTAGTTTAGAATTATATGACAATCACTATTCTTTGGCACTCTTAAAGGCTGTATTGGTCATTGTGATGATTTGTTTGTTAGAATTATTATGCATCGTCAAACTACATTTGTTAGCATGGATCCTGGTGTTTATGCCCATCATTATTTATAGTTATATGACACTCATCATATTCTTTGTATTTGGCATGGACCCCTCTCCAAAAATGAAACAATTCCTCGTACAATAATTCATTTAAAAATAATCTAAAAATAATCAATAGTGTATACAAGGATGGACCCAAATGAATATAAGTTAGACATCGATTGGATGTTTTATATTCATTTGCAGAGTTCTAGCGAGTGGGGTATAGAGAGTTATTATCCAGTTTTAAAGTTGGAAACCCTGAAAGATCTGATACTCATTTCACGTGAAATGAATTTCGAACTCATGAAAAAAACGTTATTCTTTTTCATGAAAGGAAAAATTAAACCCATGTGGGAAGATGAACACAATTGTCAAGGGGGCGGGTTCTCCTTTAAAATATCCAACAAACAAATTGAACCTTTATGGAAAAAAATGCTCTTTTTGCTAATTGGAGGAACCATTAGCAAGGACAAAGATGTGAATGATCATATTACAGGGATTAGTTTGTCTCCGAAAAAATCTTTCTGTATTCTGAAAATATGGATGAAGACATGCAAGTATGTAAACCCTAATGTCTTTATCGATATAGACGGACTAGACAAGAAAACATGTCTCTTTAAACAACATGGAAAGGAATAAAATCCTTATGTGTCCGTATCCTTATGCATGAGACGGCAAAGGAGCCAGACCCAACTTGATTTCTCCTAGAGATGCCACATTGTACTTGATAATCAATGGAAGATCGTTCTCCATAAACAGCTGGATTTGATTGCAAAGGTTGGTACATTTGATAAAGTAATTAAGATTTTTTAGAGAGAATTCGCCTTGAATGACCTTGTTGTTTTTTTGAACAAAGTTCATTCCATCTGACTCGCTACGAATGATCTCTACGTCTGCATAACTACCAGAGCACTTGAAAATAAGCTGGCTCTTCACTGATTTGATCTCTAGCTTGTCTGAAATGGAGTTCAAGTCTCGAATAATCTTTTGGAAATCAGAGGAAGGCAAGTTGATAATCGATGAAAATTTTACATCTGGAATAGCCAACTCTTCCTGCTCAGGTTCAATCAGTTTCAGTTTCTGGATTTTGCATTGTTCCTTTTGTTTATTTTCAAACTTCAACACAAGATTTTCGACAATTCCTTCATTGTAATCGTCATCCTCAATGTAGATAGAAAGTGTATCCTCTGTATCTACAGTGCTAATCAATTTAAACAAATTAAAGACATTTACACCGATGATAATTTTATCTTTGTTGCATTCATAATATTCAAAGTTCTCACTCAGTAAATGTAAATGAACTAAGACCGTGTGCGACTTATCCATGTTTACAATACGCATTCCATCCTTCTGAAAGGTAATGTTTGTCTCGATTAAAATGTCCTTGAGTGCAGTCATCAATGTACGAAAGGGAGCGATCTGTACAGTCTTGATCAGCAAAATCGGCTTGTTGACCGTTTCCATCCTAAACAGTCATTAAGTATATTTTTTAAATGTTTATTTATATGAATAAAATGCAAGTTATGTATGATTTTATTGTGATTGGAGGCGGTGTATCTGGACTATATTGTGCGATGGAATTATCCAAGACATTCAAGGTGTTACTTTTGGAAAAGAGCGACCGATTAGGAGGTCGTATACACACGCATCAAAATCCACAATATGAGATTGGAGCCGGACGTCTACACTCGTCTCATAAACATCTACTATCATTGTTGAAACGGTTTCATTTAAATACTATTCCCTTGTCAAAGCGAATAGACCACATTAATTCTACGGATGGATATGTACCCCACGTTGATCTTTACATTGAAGACATGATACGAAAGACTACTAAATCTCTCACCGAAGAGATGAGACAATATACATTTCACGAACATTGTCTTTCTATTATTGGAAAAGAGGATACAGAACGTTTACAAGAAGCCCGTGGATATGCAGGCGACTTTCAAATGAACGCCTATGATGCCATATCTATGTTTCGTAGAGAGAAGAAAGGAGGATTTTTAGTAGTTCGTGAAGGGTTCGGGGAGATGATACGTCTGATGAGCGAAGAGTCTCGTGCCACAATCAAATTTAATCATACCGTAAAAAATATATCGTATGATGCATGTACTTATCAGATAGATGAGTATAATACAAAAAAAGTGATTGTCGCCCTTCCTGCACAAGCTCTTCGGACTATTCCTTTTTTTCATGTGCCTATTTTCAAAACAGTCACTACCATTCCATTGATACGTATTTATGCAAAATATCCACATCCTGTATGGTTTGAAGGACTGCCTCACATGACCACAACATTTGAATCTGGCCATATTATACCTATCCGAGATGGTATCGTGATGATAGCATATACCGAAAAAATAGAAGCCTTTACAAGAAACGGGCGAACTCTACCCAAGAAAGAAATGGAGACAAAGATAAAAGAAGAACTAAAAACGTTGTTTCCTTTTTTATCTATTCCTGACCCCGAATGGATAGAGGCATATTTATGGGACGTTGGATATCATGCATGGAAAAAAGGATCGAATTCTGACCATGTACAAAGAGAAATAGGTCACTTATCACCAGGTCTCTTTTTTTGTGGTGAAGCCTATTCCGGTATACAAGGATGGGTCGAGGGAGCATTGGATAGTGCGGAAAGGGTATTAAAACTCAACCTCGGATAGGTCAAATGCAGTTTCCTTTCCAGATTTTTCAGCCAAGGCATAAGAAGAAACCCGAGACTCAAAGAAGTTGGTTTTCTGTTCTAGACTAATCATTTCCATAAAATCAAATGGATTGGTTGTTTTGTAAAAGGTTTCACATCCAAGCTGTAACAACAGACGGTCCGCCACAAACTCAATGTACTGGTTCATCAATTCAGAATTCATGCCAATCAGTCTGCATGGAAGTGCTTCGGTAATAAACTCTTTTTCGATTGTCACTGCCTCTTGAATGATATCACGGATTTTCTTTTTAGGGATCTTTTTCTCCAACTTGCTAAACAAATAAATAGCAAACTCGGTATGCAATGCCTCGTCTCTTGAAATCAGCTCATTCGAGAAAGTAAGGCCTGGCATCAGTCCTCTCTTTTTCAGCCAGTAAATAGAACAGAACGCACCCGAGAAAAAGATACCTTCGATGCAAGCAAAGGCAATTAAACGGGTGGCAAAACAACTTCTCTTGTCTTGAATCCATTTAATGGCCCACTTTGCTTTTTTCTCAATGCATGGAAAGTGTTCAATGGCATGGAACAATTTGTCTTTTTCGACATTGTCCTTAATATAACTATCAATCAATATACTGTAAGTCTCAGAATGGATATTTTCCATAGCAATCTGAAACCCATAAAATGCTCTTGCCTCGGGCAATTGTACGTCCATCATGAAACGCGATGCAAGGTTCTCTAATACAATCCCATCACTACCCGCAAAAAATGCCAGGATCATCTTGATAAAGAACTGTTCATCCGTTGTGAGAGATTCCCATTGGGTGAGATCCTTAGACGTATCAATTTCTTCGGGTCTCCAGAAACAGTCCACCTGTTTTTTATAAAGTTTCCATATGGTCTGGTCGGACACAGGGAACATGACATAACGTGACGTATCTTCAGATAGCAACGGTTCGACCAGGGCCTTGGACATCTTTATATCATAGTCCAATATTTTTAAATTCTATTTATTGGAATGTAAGTTATAAGAGATACCTTTTTATCTAAGGTATTTTATGGCAAACATTGACTATGCTCTCGAATTGTGTATTGAAAAAGAGAAAGAAAAGTGTCTAGAAGTCATTCAGGAATATTACAAAAAAAATGAACATCCGTCTATTCTTCGATTGCGTGACTATTTAAAGAGCTTATCTGTACAAGATCCTATTGTCTTAGAAGACTTGGATAAAATAAAAATCTATCTTACAACTGACGAGGTAATGCATGAACCTTTCTCCACTGACGCTTGAATAGATTGATACGATAAGTAAACAATACAGAGAACATCACTCCATGCACATCTTCATATGTTTTAACAAGGTTTAACTGGACCAACCGACCAAGGTTCATTTGTTCTCTGTATCCACGTATACAGTCATGCTCCATCGCCATCCGGTCTACTTTTTTACGTATTGTATGGTGTACCATTTTATATTCATCTTGCCAGTCCATATTGTAAAATTCTTCTAAAGAATAAGTATAAACAGTCATAAATTGAGGTGTGCTGACTTGTCCTCCATGCAAGCCATGAAAATGGGGTTCGGTGATAGCCACTTCCATCTTTGGATAAGGTCAATCCTTCCATTCTAGAGTCTTCAATTTTTTTATTGCTCTATAGTAATGAAGAGTGCAATGAAGAGGGCAATGAATGATTGGACGGAGAGTAGACCCTTACTTTATTTTTTGTTTTTACTTTATCTCATCACTGTATCTACCTTTTTTTATAAAGAAGATACCTCTAGCTTGATTGTTTTTTACTTGTTGTTTCTATTATTCTTCCTCATTAGTAAAAACATGATTGTGGTCTTAGGGAGTTCCTTGTTTTCCATGTTGGTCCTTGTACTCTTGCGTCAGAGTATGAAGGAGGGACTTACCCAACCCGAGGAACCGACACCAGGGTCTAAGAAAATTCCTGAAGACAAGGAACCTCCTAAGGAGGATAGTTTTGAAACAACGTTTAAGAATTTGGAGAAAAACTTGAACGACATTAATCGTATCGAGGAAGAGACCCGTATAAAACTCAATGCTCTCAAAGAACTTCATCTCAAAGATTCAAAGAAACAATTGCCTGCTCCTTAGCTTGTTTCATGTGCTCTCCTAATAAATATACGATTGAATCATAAGGCAGGTTTTGCTTTCCTTCGTACATAATATTTCCGTCAGGCTTGAGCTCCTTGTCGAGGCGTTTCAATGTTTCTAAACTCACAAAAAGATGAGCATGGTCGATAAAGATATTTTCTAATATCTTTTCCTTTTTGGATGCCATTACAGTAAAAATATATAATTATAATAGTAGATGTCGGATTTTCCTGTGGTGTTTACACCCGCTGATACAACCATTGTGACAGAAGATACTACTAATTTATCCTTCTTTTTCGAACCGATCAACGGGTTCACATTTTTACAGAAAGAAATACCTTTCCTACCTGATGTAAATGGAATACAATTCTTTTTACAGGGTAAGTTTAATGAACACTCTTTTGCTTTTACTCGTAACAGGCGTACACAAACGTACACATTAGAGACCCTTTATTTATGTCCTTTTTGTCCAACATTCTCTATAACTGATTTAATTAATCCAACACGTAATTCTTTCATCATCAAAGGGTCCGTTACAGAGAATAACGTGAAACAAACCATTTTCTTGTATATTCCTTTTGAGGTACAAACCATGGAAACATGTATTGTACAATTTAATCTATTTGAAAAGATGAACAAAGTGATGGTCAATGCACTAAATAGTGACAAGACCACAATAACCGGTACAAACATTGATTTAAACAAAATGATACCAAAAACACCTTATAATTATTACGAACTTGTAGATGATAAAAAGAATGTTATCATCTTCTTTGATTCGTCGTCCCTTATCTTGGACTCTGCTTTGGTTGCACTAATTTCACCTAAAATAGAATATAATAAAAAGACTACGAACAAGACATTTGTTCTTTATGGATCAGTGACACCGCCTGACATGAAACGCATCACGCTTGGGATGGAAGAAAACATTTACATTGACTGTATGCCGGTAGAGTTGGTCAATGAAGATAAAAAGACTTTTCTGAAACAGATGCCTACCTTGAAGGGGGTCGACGGACTACCTGTGATCCCTATGCCCAATATTCAAGGGCTTAATTATGCAACAGATCTTATTGATCAAACCACGTCTTATCTAGAGAAAAGTACTCATTATATTTTATTTCTAGTGTTTCTGGCTTTGATGGTATTTCTTATTTTTAGCATAAAGAAGATGTTCAAGTCATCCAGCGACGATGTAGAAGAAGAAATTATGCCTTTGTTGAAGGAAATTCAAAAGAAAGTTGCCAAGTAAGCGTCTACTTCGTTAAGGGCCTACTTCGTTAAGGGCCTACTTCGTTAAGGGCCTACTTCGTTAAGAGTTTTTCAAGGATCGGTTCCACATCGCTATCCTTGTTCTCGTTCTGGTTTTTTATTCTCGAGTAATCAGACTTTTCGATGACATACTCTTCTACGCTCATGGGAGTAGGTGCATTCATTCGTGCCAATTCATTGTTCCTTACCTGGTCTACCGACATGGTTTGTCTCAGAAGTTCATAGATATAAATCATAAAGAGTAATCCGACCACTGGGTTCATTGTAATGAATAAAAAGAGGGTGACCCCTAGAAGAACGATAATCGAGAGAGGTTGATTGAGTTGATTGATCCACCACAGTGGAGGTTCAACTTGCAACAGGATGAGACAAGCCAGGATAAACCCAACAGCATTATCTAGGTTCAGTAAGGGATTTACTTTTGGTTTCATAATACTATACGTATAGAAAATATAAAGACAATCCTGTAATCTAGGTATGGCCTATCTAGGCAAGAAAGGTTATACTGTCTTTAAAAAGGACATCACTTCATCACAAATCTCTAAAATTCGTGATGAATTGACAGTCAAACCCTTTACAATGCATGGTCAAGAACCAAGTTATCCTATTTACCTTGAATCTGAACGTAAGTTCTATTTACCTAGGTATTATGGAATAGAAGAATTGGGACAAGTGAACATGACCTTGTCGTCTGGTCAATTGATTGATGTACCCTTTACCGGGTCTCTTTTTCCATATCAAGTTGGTATTATCGATACCTATTTGTCTCATGTGGGCAAAAGTGGTGGCGGGCTGTTAGACGTAGAACCCGGAAAAGGAAAGACTGTGATGGCGCTCAACATCATCAGTCAACTCAAACGTAAAACATTGGTGGTCGTACACAAAAGTTTTTTAATGAACCAATGGGAAGAACGCATTCATACTTTTTTGCCTTCTGCCAAAGTAGGAAAAATTCAGGGAGATTGTATCGACATTGATGGAAAAGATATCGTCTTGGGTATGTTACAGTCGCTTTCCTCGAAGGTCTATCCGGAAGAGATGTGGGATAGTTTTGGTCTATCTGTGTTTGATGAATGTCATCACTTGAGTGCAGAAGTCTTTTCAAAAGTAATGACAAAGATTGTGACCCCCTATACATTGGGACTAAGTGGAACGATGACTCGTAAAGATGGACTGACCAAGGTATTTAAATATTTTATAGGTCCAGTGGTACACAAAGAAAAGACGGACTTGACGACCGAGGTACATGTCAAGACCCTATTCCTACAGAATGATGCTTTGTTTGATGGGGTAAAAACAGATTTTAAAGGAAGTCCGCTCTATTCTTGTCTCGTGACCAAGCTGGACCATCCAAGTCGCACTTCCCTATTATTAGAAGTCGTCCAGGAAGAACTACGAAAACAACCCGACCAACAAATCATGATCCTTGCCCATACCAAGTCTTTGTTGGCACATCTCTTTGAAGGTGTACAAAACTTTGAACCAAGCGTAGGTTATTATTTAGGAGGCATGAAAGAAGCTGCACTCAAGGAGTCAGAGACCAAAAAAATTATTTTGGGTACCTATGCCATGGCATCGGAAGGATTGGACATTAAAACATTGACTACTCTTTTTATGGTAACCCCTAAATCGGACATTTGTCAAAGCGTGGGACGTATCTTAAGAAGCAAAGAACACAAACCGTTGGTCGTCGATTTTGTGGATGAACAAGACATGTTTTTGTCTCAGTATAAGAAACGACTACAATATTATCAAAGCAAGTTTTTCAAGGTGGAAGAATTTGACACCTTTCAGGCCTATCAACAAGGACGTTCGACCATCAAGCCGCCTAAGAAAACGAAAAAGGTATGTCAGGTATCCATGTAAAGTTATTCTTTATGAGGTATTGTCTGCATGATACAAGAAATAATTCTTGTTGACAGGTCTCTTTTTAAAATGCTTAAGGTAATCTTCGTATTTGGCATGTACATCCATTCCCTCTTTCTTTAAGAAAGGACGAATATCCTTTTTCTTATCCCATAAAGTGCATTTCCATTGATGGATGTATTTGTTCTCAGACCATTCCAACATCGGATAATAGTGCTGCAATACATAGGATAATGTTTTCTCGTTTAATCCAGTTTTTGTTCGGGATTGTTCCATAAAAAGTTGTAATAATTCGGTCACTTCCAAGTATTTCTCTGTCGCATCTTCCACCATATATTCTTTCCAAAAGTGATTAAACTTTTCGACATGAGGTAAAAACATACTGTAGACCTGCTTGAAGTAAGGTTCTTGATAGATAAACTGTTTCCCTAATGTATCTAAAATGTCCCGTTTGTTCTGACACAAATGGATCATTCTCTTTTCTTTACGATAAACCTTCCACAAGAACAGCATGTCTTTTTCGTGAATGTCTACCCCTTCTTTTACGCATAAATAATCCCTCGAAAAAGCTTCTAGCGTCATTTCCTTCGTATTGCGTCCAATCCATAGAACTTGATCCTGTAGTGGCTCATTCAATGCTTGTTCCAAGAATGCATCCCCACATTCATATCTCTCGGAGTAGTGATAGGCAAGACAAATCATGTCCATAAAGAGTTGATCTCTGTGTGCAACAAACTCAATGTTAAACAAATTGGTACGTATCACCCGAGACAAATCGATATCGTGTTGTTGGTATTTGTATTTGTAATAATTTCCCAACTGAATGTTTTGAAAATAGCGATCCACTAATTGGTTCAGTTGGCGTATAAAAGGCTTCATGGAAGGGTCCATAAAATAGAAACGTGGCGTCTTTTTCAACAAAATGTCTCCAAGTGTAATGAGAAAATATTTTGCATAATTCTTATCGTTGAATAGGTTAGGAGATAAGAAAGATAAAATGTTTTGAATGGTATGGGTATGAGGAATTGTTTTTGAAATGGTCGTTTCTTTTATTTTTTGATGTATCTTGTATTTTAAACGATATTTGATGTCAGTGGGTAGGTTGTATTTTTGTAAATGTTGTAACAGGGTATAAATGAGTTCATCTTCTCGTACAGGTTTGTAATGG